GCTAACGCAGCCGACTCCAAGCCAGTCAGTAAACTGACATTAAAGCCCTCCATAGATTATGGATAACCCGGTACAAAGTACCTATAAAGCTACCCAGAGCGTTAGCCTTGTTCTGGTTTACTCATAGAACTAACTAGGTTCTATAAGATCGCCTAGTGGATCCGAATCATCGGACCCATAATCATCCAAGTCTTCTGCGGAAAATTCCGATAGAAGATCAAACGAAGACACCAGGGATTGATTCCTGGTATCATAGAATGCCCGAACGATAACTTCGTCAGGGATACCCAAATCCTCAATGCATTGCATTGAGTACCTAGAGATTAACTCAGACTCATGTGCTGAGTTAAGAGAATCTGATCTCGGTGAAAATCGAGACAGTAGCTTTATCGCCTTGGGAATCAATTCCAAGACTTCAGAAGGTTCAGTTAACTTATAGTCAACTAAAACCTCACATGACCTCTCCAAAAGAGTTTGATCTTCAGGAGATAGATCTATACCTAATCCTGCATAGGATAAGGTTGCATCTTCGAACGCTTGGCTCATTAATTGAATCAAGCGGTCTTGTTTTGCCATAAGAATCCAAATCTTATGGTTAGAGTCTAGATCAGCGGATTCATCCGCTAACTTAAGGTACTCAAGGAACGTTAATGAGCGTTTCTTGGCTTCAGTCCAACCATCGAGTGGAGATTTCTCCCACTCGGAGGGTAACCACATACTCAGCATAGTTCTTTCTAGCTGAGTTCGGAAGTAATAGATGTACAGTAATGATAACTGCTCATCCGTAAGCTCGGATATAGAGGAATTATCCTCTATATTAGACCAAATACCTACTCTATATTTGATTAGAAGTAGGATATAGTAACTGACACTCATAGGTACGAGTGCCTGATCGAGAATCGGGACTAAGTCTGTTGACCTAGTTCGACATAGATGCTTCGCTATAAACAGTGAAGCAGGAACGAGACCGTTAAGGCTATTTAACCCTAACATTAGCATTAGTGGTAGCGGGCTTAAGCTCGTACCATTACAGTATCTAACTTTTGCAAATTCTGCAACAGCTAGGATGTCACTGTCGGAATAAAAGTAATATCCTTTACTCCGATTAATTTTCCAACCTATCTCATGAGATAAGTTTTCGTACGAATCCCGGATAAGTAAACCGGGATCTGGATAGCTAACTATAGAATCATCACCTAAGACTCTATAGAAATCGTTTGGATTGACGTCGGTTAGACGACAATCTAGCATCACGAGGCGCATCAGTATATGATGTGCCAGAGCAAAAGCCGGGAAAGAGGATTTATATCCCTGCGGTTGCCCTCGGGCAGGCGTGAAGGAAATGTTTCTTCCATCTTTAAAACAGAAGGTTCCAGTTCCACCTGTGACCTTAGTCCAACTTTGAGCCAAGTCAGGTCCAAAGAATATCGCTAAGACTCTCTCTTGGAATTCCCTAGAGATAGTATCTGTTGCTGACGAAATATCACAAGAATAGATATTTCGTTCCTCGTTGCTTGCAATAGCGGTCATCCGTCTTGCGAATTGTCTACCTGCATCTTGATTAAAGGTGCAGTCTGAGCTTATTCGACGTAAGATTTTTATCATTCGTCGATGGAACCAATTACACCGGTCCTGAATTGGATTCGAGGCCATGTGTATAACTCTCCGTTTGAGCTTATGTTGCTCAATCGTTACTGTCTTCCTATTGTATTGATTTACATTAGGGAAAGGGGTCTTCCTATAGTAGGACTTATATCCTATTAGAGGATCACAATCAGATGGTACATCAGTTTCAACTATTGAGGCTGACAGACCATTTAACGGGATATTTGAGATAGACGTTCCTGTCGACCTCAAAGAGACATGATAATCATCTGCACTAAATGGTGACAGATCGACTAGCTGTACCGCCAGAGCTATATCTCTGATATACTTTGGTG